CGCAAGCCCTATGACCTGCCGACCGAGCTGGCGGCCCGCGAGTGGACTCACGGCATCGAAATCGGCCCGACCGGCCGGGCGCGCAACTACATCATCTGCAAACGCCAGGACAACCGACTCCTCTACGAGCGCGTCGTCCCCGCATGGAACGTCCGGCAGCACGCCTACCTCACCCGCTTCGATCAGTGGCGCGGCGTCAGTCCGCTCAGCACCGCCATCAACACCATGCAGGACCTCTACGAGGCCTTCGACTACAACCTCATCAAGGCCAAGTTGCATGCGATGTTCGGCCTCACCCTCGCCACGAAAGAGGCCGAGGGCGTCGGCGGACTCCCCCATGAACTCGCAGACGAATCGCCAGCCGAAGGCGAGGAAACCGGCAGCCCCACACTCAGCGACCAGATGGCGAAGTTCAAGCCCGGCGTCGCCGCCGTCTTTGAACTCGGCGATGGGGAAACGCTCGACACCATCGAATCGCAGACCCCCTCATCCGAGTTCACCAGCTACGCCGAAGTCATCATCCACGTCAGCCTGCTCGCCCTCGACATCCCCAAGATATTCTACGATGCCCTGCAGGGCTCCTACAGCGTCCACCGCACCGTGGCCATCCAGTATGAGAAGTCCTGCGTGGCCAAGCGCGAGAACCTGCGCTCGCTCAAGAATCGCCGGCTCGCCTGGCGCGTCCGCCTCGCAGTGGCCGCGGGCGAACTCACTCTCCCCGCCGGCATGGACCCCAATGATCTGGCGTGGGAATACATCGCCTCGGGCACCCCCTGGATCGATCCGCTCAAGGAGGTGAAGGCCGACGTGGAAGCCGTCGCCGGCGTCCTGAAGAGCCGCACCATGATCTGCAAGGAGCGCGGTTACGAGTTCCAGGACGTGGTCGACGATCTTGCCGCCGAGCAAGAATACGCCCGGGCCGCTGGCGTCACCTTCGGCGCCTGGACCCCGGATCCCGGCGTGGACTCCGAGAGGAAGAAAAGTGATGACTGACACCCGACCACTCCTGTCCGCACTGGCCGCCGAGCGCTGGGCAATGGAGCGCGTGCACCTCTATGATCTCCGCGCCCGCGCTGCCGGCTACCAGTCGGACCTGCCCGTCGAGACCCTTCTTGCCATCCGCGAAGCCGCCGCCGGCGCAGATCCCGCCGCACCGATCGGCTACCGCGTCGAGTCCGGCGTCGCCATCATCGAGATCGTCGGCTCCATCATGAAGGAGGTGCCCAGGATATACCAGATGTCCGGCTGCGACGCCACGGGCACCCTCGCCGTCGCCGACGCCATCGAAGCCGCCCTGGCAGACCCGGCCGTCGACTCCATCCTCCTCTACATCGACTCCCCGGGCGGCACCGTGGCCGGCACCCAGGAGCTGGCCGACCGCATCTTCGCCGCGCGCAGCCAGAAGCCAGTCCACGCACTCATCAGCGACATGGCAGCCAGCGCCGCCTATTGGCTCGCCTCACAGGCAACCAGCATTGCCGCGAACAGCACAGCACTGGTCGGCTCCATCGGCGTCTACATGGTTCTCGACGACACCTACCGCTATTGGGAGGACCATGGCGTCAGCACCCGCATGGTCAGCAGCGGTGGGGATAAGGGGTTGCGCGTCGACGGCACCCACATCGGGGACGCGGAACTCGACGAACTCAAAGACATTGTGCGCGGCAGCGGCGACCTGTTCATCGACGCCGTGGCACGGGGCCGCGGCATGCCAAGCGAACAGGCCGCAGCGCTCGCCACCGGCCGCTGCTGGCTCGCCGGCGAGACCACGCGCGGCGGCCAGTCGGCCCTCGACGCCGGACTCATCGACTATGTGGAGAACAGCGACGTCACGTTCCTGCGCGTAGCTGAGACGGATAGACCGACATTCGCCACCCAAGAAGGAGAGGAGCGCCTCATGGGCCTCTTCCGACGCAGCAAGGCCAGGGCCGCCAAGGTCCAGGCCGAAGAGGAAGCCGTCGAGACCGAGGAGTCCGGCGACGAGGAAACCAAGCCCGACGAGCAGGACACCGGTTCCGCCGATCCTGCCGAGGCCAACCCCGACGACCAGGGCGACGAATCCGAGCTCGATCCGGACCAGACGGCCGAAACGGCCGAGGATTCGGGCGACCGCGTGGACGAGACGGCCACGCAGACGCAGGCCGGGCTCTACGTCGACGCACTCGGCGCGGCGCGCGCCAGTATCGCCCTGGCTGCCGGCACGCCGATCCTGGAGGCACTGACCGCTGTCCGTGCCGAACAGGACAAGCGAGCCGCCGAACAGGACGCGGAAATCGCCAAGCTCCGGGCCCGCATCCTGGAGGCCGGGCTCGACGGCGAGGCCACGGCGGTCAGCGCCGGCGACGCCGAGGCCGAGCAGCCGGTCGACCCGAAGCTCGTACAGAACCTCGGGCCGAACCTCGCCCGAGCTGCCGAGAACATGAAACTGCCCGGGCGGAGCTGACCCCCCGGGGCGGTCCTGCTGTGTCGGGCGCTTGCGTAATCGGGCGCTTGCGAAACCGACACCCGTAGCAGGAGCCATGCATCATGGCACATGACCGTCTGACCATGCTGGACCTGGCCAAGCGCAACGCCTCCGATCTGCTCACAGGGCTGATCGACGAGGCGGGCGTCGCGCACCCCGAATGGCTGCTGGGCGACGCCCGCACCATCTCGGGCACCCAGTACAAGACCCGCGTCCGCACCGCGCTGCCCGACGACGGGTTCCGACGCGCCAACGAGGGCAAGGAGACCACCAAGTCCACGATCGTCAACCGGCTCGTCGAGTGCTTCATCCTCGACGCGAGCTGGGACGTGGACCAGGCCGTCGCCGACGCCGCCGAGGACGGCCCCGAGGCCGTCTGCGCCGAGGAAGCCGGCGCGCACATGGAAGGCGCCATCACCAACGTCTGCAAGCAGTTCTACTACGGCACCGCCTCGGGGATCGCCGGCGCCGCGTACGGCCACGCCGGCCTTGTGGACGCGGTAGCCAGCGCCATGACGGTCGATGCCGGCGGGACGACCGCCGACACCGGCTCGTCCCTCTGGGCCGTCAAGTGGGGCCCGAAGTACGCCCGATGGGTGTTCGGCAAGGACGGCCGCTTCAGTGAGGGCGACCGGATCATCACGCCCATCACCGTCTCCAGCAAGCAGATGTGGGCCTATGCGCAGCCCATCATCGGCTGGCTCGGCGTCCAGGTCGGCCACGCCAAGTCCATCGGCCGCATCCGCGACCTGACGGCGGACTCCGGTAAGGGCCTCACCGACGCCTTGATCTCGACGCTGCTCTCGAAGTTCCCGGCCGGCATCGTCCCGGACGTGATGTTCCTGAGCCGGCGCAGCCTCCAGCAGCTCCAGTCGAGCCGGACGGCCACCAACCCGACCGGCGCACCCGCCCCGTTCCCGCAGGACGCCTTCGGCGTCCCGCTGGCCGTCACGGACAGCATCCTCGACACCGAGGCGCTGAGCTGACCATCTCCCCCGCCGCCATGAGGCGAGGCCGGCGACCACAGCCGCCGGCCCCGCCCAGGCGGGCGGACGCAACACGGACACAGCATCCATTACAGGAGACGCAACATGACCCGACAGAGAAGGGCTATCCGGGACGCGACCCTGGTCGAGACCAAGGCGCTCCCCGCAGCCGACGGCTCCGTCTACACCACCGCGTTCGACCTGGGCGCCGCCCCGGCCGACCGCGACTTCGAGGCCGAGCACGAGCTGCTGATCACCGCGCCCGCGCTTGGGACCACCCCGCTCCCGGACGCCGACACCATGACCTATGCGGTCCAGGATTCGGCCGACAACAGCACGTTCACCACGCTCTACGACGCCGTGCTCGTCCAGACGGGCGCCGGAGGCGCGGGCGCCGCAGCGGCCACCGCGCGGGCCAAGCTGCCGAGCGATGTGAAGCGCTACGTGCGCGCCGCCGCTACGGGCGCAGGCACCATCGGCGACTGCTCGGGCTCGAGCATGACCGCCGAACTGCTGTTTTAGCCCCCCCCGGGGGTCTGTGCCCGTCCGGCGATGCACCTCCGCCGCACGCCGGGCGGGCCAGGCCCTCCATTGAGGCATGCATGGCTCACGACTTCGCAAACATGGTCGCCGACCTGCTCGGGACTGATGCGTTCGGGCAGGCCGCTACTATCACCGAGCCCGACGGCAGCCCCGCTGCGGTCACCGTGGCGTTCAGCGAGCCGGAACCAGACCTCCTGAGCAATGACACGGGCCAGGCGAACGAGCGACGGGCATTCGCCCTGGTCGGCGTCGCCGACTGGACAACCCCCGTCCGCTGGTCCACGCTCAAACTCACTGCGACCGACGAGGAATGGACCGTGCGGAGCTGGCGACAGGTCGGCACAGCCGGCTGGCGCCTCGAACTCACCCGTGCAGAGCCCGTCGAGCGGTCGCATGGCGTCCGCAACCGGCGATGAGGACTGGCAATGTCTGACGACAAGAGTTTCCAGCTCATCCGCGACATGCTCCGTGCGCTCCAGGAGTCCATCAACAAGATGGATGCCAAGCTCGACACGCACACGGAGCGGGTGGACAAGCGCGTGAGGCGCCTGGAGATATGGCGCTCGGGCATCTGCTACGTCGGCTCGGCCATCGTGCTATCCGTTGGCGCGGCCT